AAATACCAAACGGCAATCAAATGCGATTATCTAACGGCAGCGTGGTAAACATTTACACCGGCACCGGAAAGATTAATGTGTTGGGGCAGAACAAGGATACAAATAAGCTCATCGAAAACTGCTTAGGAATACAATGATTAAGCGCGAAGGTATTTGTGTTGTATGTAAGGGCAAGGCAATCATCGCAAAGCGCCTGCCAAGCGGAGACCTTTGTTTTAAGCATAACCAAGACCGGTTATGGGCAAAGAGGCAGGGCAAGCCCAAAGCGCCTAACATACGCACTCTCCGCAAGCCTACGGGTGAATTAATCGTATTTAATCGTATTTACGAAGCATCTCAAGGTAAATGTTGCATTACGGGCGACTTTTTGGTGTTTGACATCAAGAATTTCGCCCACGTTTTAAGCAAAGCAGCTTATCCATCATTCAGGCTATTAGAAGAGAACATCTTACACTGCCGATTTGAATTCCACCATTTATACGATAACGCAGGCACCGAAGAGGTGTTAAAAAAGTACCCATACGCGACATGGGTGTATGAATTAAAAAACAAGTTAAAAATCAAATACTATGCCAAGACCAAAAACAATTCTCACGGAATCGATGACTAAATACGAACGCTCAGGCATCATTATCCGATGCTGGCGTCAAGAAGAAAAAACGGACAGCGAATCAATTCGCGAAAGCACCCAAGCAGTAAAAGCGATTTGTAATTATGCCTACGAGCAGAATGTTTCAGGCGTAGAAAACTTTTACCATGCCTGCGCTCTCCAGGTATTAGAAATGGAGCGAGTAAATGCCGTAGAAGTATTAGACAAAGCAACTGGCATCGGTGTTGTATTGTACGCAGATTGGCCGTAAAAATGAAAATATATCCAGGCACCTTTTTATCTTGTTCAAGATTAATACATCAAAGAAAATTGAAAGAAAAAACATACACCCCCGCACCAATTCAAATCAGATGTCATTGTCCATGCCACGAATTTCCGGAGAGAATAAAGCACACGGAACCATGTTGCACGAATGGAGTAATTTTATTACCTTGCACGGAAGTATTTAACGGAGAATGGTTTAATAAAGAAAACAATAAATGAACACTAAAAAAAACGGTCTTAGATTCTGGCACGGTTTCGGTCACGGAAAATATTACAGCAAAGACAACAGAACCACGATTTATGTTGCTGCTTATGGATGGTCTGAAGCTGCAAGATTAGTAAGCCGAGCCTGCTTTAAATCATTAACCGCTATCAAGGCTCACGAAATCAAAGCCAACTACATCGAAGCATGGGGCACGCCTATGGAAGGCATCACACCAACGGCACCTTGTTTATTTATTCAAGAAGATAATTTTACACCAAGGCAAATTATATAATGTCACAAGACAGAAAGAAATACCTTGCTGATTACTACCAAAAGCATAAAGAGGTGATGGATAAAAGAACAAAAAGGTTTTTTAAAAACAACATCGAAAAGAAGCAGGAATATAATTTAACACACCGCAAAAAACAGCGATTAAAAAATAATATTTAATTTTGCGGAACCTAAAAATGTTTTTATTAGGTTAAATGAAACAAAAACCAGGCCCACCTAAAGGAGTAAGATTTGGTGGAAGACAAAAAGGAACCGTCAATAAAGTCAACAAAGACTTGCAGGCAGGTATTAGGGAATTGCTGGAAGGGCTGCAACCAAAAGTGGCTGGATGGATAGAGCGGGTATCAAAAACAGACCCTGCAAAAGCATTTGAGTTGTATATGAAGTTTCACCAATACTGTATTCCAATGCTAAATAAATCAGATGTAGGAATTGGTAATCAAATCGAAAATAAACCCTTCATTCTTGAGCTTACAATGCCAGCACACCAAAACGGAAACGGTAATGGACATGGCAAATGAAATTAACCGCCAAGCAAACAGAAGCCTACCTACTTGCAACGAGCGGGAAGAAAAAGATAATCTTATACGGTGGCGCAATTCGTGGTGGCAAGACATATTGGTTAATACTCACCTTTGCTTCACTTTGCAGCAAGTATCCGAAATCGCGCTGGGTAATTGTTAGAGAGTCGCTGCCAACACTTAAACGAACCACGTTTGTTACATTAAACCAAGTAATGGAGCAAGGCTTAGGGGCTCACGTTATATCTAACAACCGCGACACCAATACCATTACATTTAAAAACGGAAGCCAGATAATATTCATGGCAGAGTCCTTTTCCGATGACCCAGAGTTAAACCGGTTTCGTGGATTAGAAGTAAATGGAGGCGGCGGAGACGAGCTTAATGAATTGCAGCAAGAAACCTTTTACAAATTAATTGAACGGGCAGGAAGCTGGAACCAATCAGTACCACAACCACCCATCACTCTCTTGTTTACTTGCAATCCTTCTCAAGGCTGGGTTAAAGAGCAGTTCTATGACCGTTATATCAATAACAAGCTGCCTGAGGACTGGGCATACATACCCGCCAAGATAACAGACAATCCTTACACCGACCCAGCATACATCCAGAATCTTAAAGAGAATATGCCTGCGGACTTGTTTCAGAAGTTCGTTGAGGGAGATTGGGATATTACTAAAGTCATTAATCCATTTGCGTCTGAGTACGATTATCGCGTACATGAAGACAGGGCTGTAAGATTCGACCCCTCAAAACAACTTATAATACATTTAGATTTCAACACCAACCCTTTCGCTATTTCGTTTTCACATTGCTGGGCAGATGCACAAGGCGGAGTGCATGACCACCAATTCGACGAAGCGGAGATATATGATGGCAATATTCCTAAAGGTGTCGCGCTTATTAAGGCACGTTATGCAAATAAGCTTCGCGATTGTTTGCTGACAGGTGACGCAATTGGTTATTCGCTTAAAGATATGTCGGGCGCAAAAAACCTTTCTTATTACCAGCAGCTTAAAGAGGGATTAGGATTAATGGAACGCCAAATCGTTACACCAGACTCCAACCCATCGCACCATACAAGTCGTTCAGATGTAAACTACTTACTAAAGCATCATCCTGACTTTAAAATCAATCCTCTTACCTGTCCACGCACCTGCGCAGATATGAGAACGGTGCAATGCGATTCGCTTGGGCAAATAATTAAAGGCTCAAGGAAAAACCTTACACGCAGGGCAGACTTCTTGGATACTGTTCGCTACAAAATAAATTCTTTTTGGAAAGAATGGATTATTAAACACCAAAAAGTCGCGGGCATTAGGCAAGTTATGGAAAATATTTATCAATAAAAGTTGTTTCTAATTAAATTACTTTTACTTTTGCGGGCATGAGCTGTAATTGTGAAATCACATTAAAGGTTCCTAATTGTGATGAGTCTTTTGGTGGCTCAGACTCCATGTCGTTCGAGATTCAAGAACCGTCATATATAACGCCAGGCAGCGGCTCTTATGTTGGTGTACTTACCAACCTTGCCACATCCAGAAAAGATTTAGTTGACGTTCAAATCGATGCTCCTGATGGAGTGTTGGTAACGGTACGCGAACCCAATCAAACCAACCAAGCATTCGCGGCAGGTGTTTTGTACCAGTTGCAAGTGTTTGAATTTAACTCAGACCCAGGTCACAATACACCGTTAGACATGGAAATAGAATTACCCGTCAACAGCGGAACTATAATCACCACCAAAACCTTGTGTATAATTTTTGAGCCATGATTTTATACGCACTCCTAACCCTTTCTTTCTTTGTCCTGCTTGCACTTGCAAACTCGTTATACATAAAAGGTCTTCACGGAGCTCTTGATTACGAGAACATCCAAGTGATTCTAAAATACAGGGCAACCGTACACCAAGGTGCCGGATATATTGTATTAAACGGAAAACAAGAAAATATTTTAGAGTCAAAAGAAGGAGAGCTGTCAGTATTTACAGCAGATTATCCTGAAGTAAAATTTCATAAACTGCGGAAGTCAATAATTAAATGGGAGATAATATCCATCAAAGAAATCGTTAATTTAAAACAGTCCAACATCCTTTATCCTATCAAGAAATGGTTCCTAAGAACGATAGGCGACTGGTGGTCAAAACCTTTTGTCGGTTGCATTTATTGTATGTCATCAATTCATAGTACATACATCTTCTTTCCTGTCTTAGCTGCTCTGCAATGCGATATCTGGGCTTACTTTGCATATCCTTTATATATTGCCCTAACGTCTGGCATATCTTATCTAATCTACAAATGAGCAGCAATAAAGAACAGTTCCTTTTAATTAATGAGCGTCCTGAAGGAATGCCTTATGAAGAATATAAAAGGCTAAGGAGCCAACAAAAAAAAGCACATAAATTTGCCTACAGGGTATGGGATAACGCTAAACACGGAACCTATACCGTGAAAAAAGCAGCAGAATTAAAACGTAAAGGAATACCATTTGCATGAACCTATTCAAGAAAAAATACAGCCCAGAGCAATTAGAGAAAATCTACAACGAACACCAAAGCACGTTTGAGGACTTTTACTTTAAGGAGCGACACCGCCCAACCACTCACAAAGAATTAGAACGCTGCTATGTAGATTTAGCCGGCAAGGTATATTACCGCATTCCTAAGGGCATAGAATTCCCGTTAGAGCGTCATGGCAAGGCAAAACACTTTTTAATGTTAATGAAAGCAGGATTGTCGGATACAGAAATCGAAAAGATAATTGCCTCAATGGAGTCTTTGCTACCTCAAATCACGGCAGGAAAGAACGCTGCTAAATTAGGCTACCTAATCGAAGAGATGCGTCGGCGCAAGGACATTATTCTTCACACCGAATTACTTTATAACTACCAAGCCGTCCACTGGATACGACAGGATGAATCCATAGATAAATACTCTAATGAGATTCAAATGCAAAAGGTAGACCAATTTAAAAAAGAGGTGGCAGAAAAAGGAGCACGGTTTTTTTTTGCGACAGAGGAGTTGAAGAGTATATTAGCAAAGCTCAATTGGTCGAACGCCGAGTGGGAGACATATTGGCACGAATCTCTGGTGGAGCAGCGAGCACTGGACGAGACTTTGAAGATAATTTCATCAAGCAAAGACTCATTCGCGCAGAAAGAGACCTTGAAAAGCAATTAATGATTCTTGCGAATGGCGACATTTCGCAATATATGTCGATGAAAAAAATAACGGTAGGCGAATATTTAATTAAATTAGAGTTGCACGTTGAACACTTAGAAGCAATCGAAAATGGCAGCAGATGATATCTTAATAAAGATACGAGCGCAGATAGACGAATTTCGTTCGCAAGTAAACTCTGCCAAAGAATCATTGCGTGGATTATCTGACCAAGAAAAAGCAACTAACCAGCAGCGCAAGGCAACGGATGCCGAATTAACCAATGCCGCTAAAAGACGGAAGCAATTAATCCAAGAGGAGACCCAGCAGCTTAAACAGTTTCAGGCGCAACTAAAGACAGCGTCTTCTGTCAAAGAGATTAAGGAATTAAATTCCGCAATCGCGACATCAAAAACAAACATCGCCACGCTGTCTGGCGAAACAGCAAAGCTAAATTCCGTATCCGCGGTCGCACGTGAACAGTTTTTAAGATTAGGTGCCGTATTAGTCGCTGCATTTGGAGTAGAATCGATTATAAGATTCGGTTCAGCATCCGTTAAATCATTTCGTGAAGCGGAATCGAGTGCTAAGTTATTACAGACCGCAATCACCAATATCGGTGGTGAAGGAGAAGAGGCATTTAATCGCTTAATTGCACAGGCTACAAAGTTCCAAGACATTTCCATATTTACGGATGAGCAAATTCAGGGAGCGCAAATCCAGCTCGCCCAATTTGGGTTATTATCTAATGAAATTGAACGAGCAATTCCTCTTATCGTAGACTTTGCGTCCGCCCAGCGTATAAGCATAGGGCAGGCGACAGATAGTGTAATACAAGGCATCAATGGCGTTACTCGCGGGCTTCGTCCGTATGGATTAGAGTTTAAAAATACAGGCGATAAAGCGCAAAACTTTGGAATCATATTAGAAAAGCTAAACCGGTTCCAAGGTCAAACTGCCGCGGTACTCGAAACCTCTGCTGGTCGCGCTGCAAGGTTAGGCAATGTATTTGACGAACTCAAAGAAACAATTGGTGGGCTAATTGAAAGCACTGGAATATTAAGAGGATTAGGTGTCGCATTTGAAGGCTTAATAAGCATATTTAAGACAGCGGAATCGCTTCGCAAGGAAGGTGCCACAAAAATATTGCAAAATGAAGTAGAGGGGCTGCAAACTGAAATTGATGCCGCAATTAAAAAAGGCAAGACATTTGAGGAGGCAATAATAGAACAGGAACAAAGAATAACTAACGCCCAAAAGCTAAGGAGAGAAGAACGAGCAAGGGCAGCGGAAAATGACGATACTGTAGAGCTTAATCGAATTAACGGGCTTCAGCAGTCTTTAAAACTCGAGGCGCAGGCCTTGCAGCTTATTAAAGAAAAGAATAAAGAGGTAGAGAAAACTACCAAACTCGGTTTAACGGAAGAGGAAAAGTCTAAACAACTCGAAGCCTCACAACGTAGAAAAGAACAAGCTCTGGAGCGTGAACGCAAACTAATTGAACAAATTCAGCAATTAAGAATTGACGTTGAGCCTGACGAAGCTAAAAAGATTCAATTAAAAGCGGAAGTAGACCAAGCAAGCTTAAAAGATGTCGAAGTTGATTTGCGCGGCTTAAGTGAAATTGAAAAATCGATTGCACAAAGAACCGCGGAGGCAATTATTCTTATCAACCTAAAAAAGAATCAGGATTTAGGCAAAATAAA